TCAGTAGATGAGTTACCAGGGCGGTCAAAACCTGCACCACTTGCCCGCAAAGTACACATCACGTCAGGCAATTGTTCTGACACTAAAAGATTTTCAGACCCGCCGCCAAGATCACCGCCGTTTGCTCTCAAAGTTCCTGTTTCTTGGCTGTATCCTCCAAAGCTGCTTGGAGTGTAGGAGGCAATTGTTTTCCCCTTTTCGCGGCTCGGCGCAATATCCCTTCGCAAGCCGTCGAACTCAAAAAGAACCGCTGCGGGATCAAAGTCGTCTCTAGCGCTTGCGATAACAAACACACGTCGGCGTCGTTGGGCCACTCCGAAATATTGGGCGTCGAGGACTCGCCACGCAACTGCTCTTTGGGGGCCATCAATAAAACCAGCGTTTGACCATCTGCCCCCTGGTGGGACAAGCGCGTCATCTTCACCGGCAAGCGCTCCCAAAAAGCACCCGAAGGCGTTATCTTTGGTATTGAGGACGCCTGGGACGTTTTCCCAGAAGACAATACTAGGATGGGATTGTTGAATAAGTCGTACTTGATCGATTGCATCTGCTATCTCGCAAAAAGTTAAAGAAAGATTTCCTCGCGCGTCATCCAAAGACTTGCGAAGCCCTGCTACTGAAAACGCTTGGCATGGTGTGCCACCACAAAAAACATCAGGCGCTTCTACTTCGCCCGACCGAATACGGTTTGGCAAAGTAGTCATGTCGCCTAAATTTGGCACATCAGGATAGTGATGCGCCAACAAGGCGCAAGGAAACTTTTCAATTTCCGACAACCATGCCGCCTTCCATCCAAGCGGGTGCCAAGCCACAGACGCCGCTTCTATTCCGCTACATACACTACCGAACTTCATTGATCCACTCATCTATTTGCTCCGTTGTCCATAAACACGCATACTTCTGATTCAGCAAAGCCATGTCCGACATGAACATCTTTTGCAAAACAGACAGCCTGCCACCCTTTGTCTTTAACTCTACAAACCATGTACTGCCGTCAGGCAGACACGCAATCCTGTCAGCAACGCCTTTGCGACCTGGCGACGTGAACTTGTACGTCTTGCCACCGACGCGCTCAACCGCCCAAACGAAATGATTTTCAACTATTTTTTCTTTCATGTCAAAAAGTTTAGCACAGTTTTATTTTCTGTGCTATAGTTCAGTCTCAATTAACTAAAGGAGAGTTCAGTGGATCACAGTAAGATAGTCGGCGGCTCAACCGCCAAGCGCGTTATGAATTGCCCAGGCAGTGTAGCCTTGGTGCAGAAGATGCCACCCCAGCCCAGCAACAAGTACGCCGACGAGGGTACGCTGTTGCACAACGTCATCGCTGAAGTGGTGATGTCAGACAAACACCCCGAAGCATGGCTTGGCACCACCTACAACGATCAGGTGCTCACGCTGGACTTGATCGACAATAAGCTGTTGCCTGCATTGGCGGCGCTTGACGTAATCGACCCTAACAAGGAGATGGAAATTGAAGCTGAAACTCGCGTTGGTTTTGGTGACCTGTTGCCTGGTGTTTTTGGCAGCACTGACCTCATTGGGCGCATTGGTAGCCGCGCTGTCGTACTGGATTGGAAATTCGGTGACGGCGTGGCTGTTGAGGTAGAGGAGAACCCGCAACTGATGTTCTACGCCGCTGCGGCCATGCGTACCGAAGAAGCCAAGTGGGCGTTCAAAGACGTTGAAGAAATTGAAATGGTGATTGTCCAGCCGCCAGCGGTCAAGCGTTGGGTGACCACACCTGCTCGCATCGCTCAGTTTGAAAAAGACTTGGTGAAGGCTGTCAAGCTGGCGCAGCAACCCAACGCTGAACTTAAAGTCGGTGACCATTGCCGTTGGTGCGCGGCCAAGCCGGTTTGCCCGCAGATGACCGGCGCTGTTGACCGTGCCTTGAAGACGCAGATTGAAGAGATTGACGTGCAGACGTTGGGTGCCTACTTGGCCAACGCTGATCTGCTGGAAGATTGGATCAAAGACCTTCGTGCGCTGGCGCACCAAATCCTTGACAGTGGTGCACCAGTGCCTGGGTATAAACTGGTGGCCAAGCGTGGCACACGTCAGTGGGTAGACGAGGCAAAAGCTCATGTGGAGTTAGCCAAACTGGGTGTCGAGCCCTACAAAGAACCTGAGTTGGTTTCTCCAGCGCAAGCGGAGAAGGAACTCAAAAAGCGCAAGTTGACATTGCCCGACGATCTCGTCGTGTCAGTGTCTTCAGGCACAACATTGGCAAGCGCGGATGACCCGCGCCCAGCAGTGTTGCAAATCGGGAAGCAGTTAACTGCGGCCCTTTCTAAACTTCAATAAGGAAAACAAATGTCCAATTTAGTAGCGTTCTCTCAAGCGGGCTTGCCCGCAGTTTCCACACTGTCAACCGCGCTGCGGTCGATCCAAGCAGACGTCGGCCCAGCCGGTACAGCTATCCTCAAAATGGATAAGACTGGACACTGGGTCTTCGGTGCCGATCAGACCGAAGTCGAAGACGACAGCAAGTGGGCGATCAACCCCTTCTCCTTTGTCCACGGCTTCATCGCTTGGGGTGATGGTGAGGTGTTGGCCGAGAAGATGGCCAGTGTCAGCCAGCCGTTACCTGAACTCGACGAAGCCCCGCCTGGGGCCAAGAAGGGTTGGGAGACACAGGTCGGCCTGTCACTGAAGTGCATCAGCGGTGAAGACAAGGGTATGGAAGCGCGTTACACCACCACGTCAGTGGGCGGTAAAAAAGCAGTCCAAGCCATTGCCGTCGCGTTGGCCGAGCAGGTCGAGAAAGATCAAACCAAGCCAGTGGCTATTGTGCGTCTTCGCAAAGACCATTACGCCCACAAGAGCTACGGCAAGATTTACACGCCTGTGTTCGAAGTGATTGAGTGGGTCAGCATGGACGGCGAGCCTGAGCCTGCAAAGGTTGAGGAAGCGCCCGCGCCAGCAGCAGGCCGTCGCCGGAGGTCAGCATGAAGATTGAACTTGACGTGCAAGAGATCAACGCTGTGATGGCGTTGCTGGCTTCGCTGATGGACAAAATCCGAATGCAAGCCCAAGCGCAGATGACCGCGCCACCAACGCAAGAGTAATCTTCCTGATGCCGCGTGACAGGCGGCATTGGAAAGGACACACTTATGCTTTGGATTGATTTTGAAACGAGATCGCGCTGTGACTTGACCAAGCACGGCGTTTACAATTACGCACAGGACGCCAGCACCGAAGTGCTGTGCATGTCCTACGCGTTTGGCGATGATGAGGTCACGACGTGGCTGCCATCGCAACCATTTCCCGAAGCAGTACGCAACCACACAGGCCCTATCTACGCCCACAACGCGGCGTTTGAACGCCTGATCTTTTGGTACGTGCTTCAGCAGAATTACGCCTTAGAGCAGTTTTATTGCACCGCAGCACAAGCCCGCGCCAACTGCGCGCCTGGGTCGTTGGAAGACGTTGGCCGGTTTGCTGGCGCGTCCATGAAGAAAAGCCACCGTGGTGCCCAACTGATTCGCCTGCTGTCCGTCCCACAGGCCGACGGCACATTCAGGGAAGACCCTGCGCTCATGGCTGAGATGATTGACTATTGTGAGCAAGATGTGCGGGCCATGCGGTCAATCAGCAAAGCCCTGCGCCCGCTGTCCGCAGAGGAATTGGCCGACTACCACGTCAACGAGCGGATCAACGACCGTGGCGTGTTGGTGGACGTGCCGTTGTGCAACGCTGCCATCAAGTTCGCTAGCGACGAATTGGCCGAGATTGAGCAGATCGTGGCCGAAGTGACCGAAGGCGCAATCACCAGCGTCCGGTCGCCTAAGATGCGTCAGTGGGTGATCGACCGCGTTGGGCCACAGGCTTTGAAGCTGATGAAGACTGGTGAAAAATATTCAATTGACAAAACTGTGCGAGCCAACTTGCTTGCGATGGAGAATCCAGATGAGATACCGCCCGCTGTTGCCGAGGTTATCCAATGCGCGGACGACCTATGGGCGTCTTCGGTTGCTAAGTTCAGCCGCCTTGCAAGCCTCGCAGATGTCGAGGACAACCGAGTCCGAGGCGCTTTTGTCTTTGCTGGAGGGTCTGCCACTGGACGAGCTTCAAGCTACGGAGCCCAAGTTCACAATTTTGCTCGCAAGTGCGCCAAATCGCCCGAAGACGTTAGAACTGCAATGGTCAGAGGCCATTCAATTGTTCCACAATTTGGAAAGCGCGTTACTGATGTCCTCAAAGGAATGCTCAGGCCCGCATTGATACCCGCTAAGGGAAAGTCCTTAGTCGTGGCCGACTGGTCGTCCATCGAAGCGCGCGCCAACCCGTGGCTTTCCAACTGCGCCGCAGGCGAGCGCAAACTAGCCATCTTTGCTAAGGGTGAGGACGTCTACAAGGTCAACGCCTCGGCCACCTTTGGCGTGGGCGTGGGTGAAGTCAACGATCATCAGCGTCAGATTGGCAAGGTTCAAGAATTGGCCTGCGGCTTTGCCGGTGGCATTGGTGCCTTTGCGGCCATGGGTCGTGTGTACGGCGTACACCTGCCTGAGTCCGACGCCAAGCGCATGGTGGACGCATGGCGCAGAGCCAACCCTTGGTCGGTGCCCTATTGGCAAAACTTAGAAGAAGCCTACACCCGCGCCATGCGAAACAAAGACCATGAGTTCAACGTGGGTCGGGTTACCTATATGTATGACGGCCAGCACCTTTGGTATGCTTTGCCCTCTGGTCGCGTCTTGTGCTACCCGTACGCACGACTTGAAACCGATGGTGTAACCTACGCCAAGGCCGCTTGGAAACCGGCAGCAGACGCAAAAGAATGGCCGAGGGCTCGGCTTTGGAAAGGGCTAGCGTGTGAGAATATCACTCAAGCCACCGCCAACGACTTGCTGCGCCACTCACTGCGCCAGCTTGACGACGTGGTGTTGCATGTGCATGACGAGATCGTGTTGGAAACCGATAAGCCAGAAGAAATGGCTGAACAATTGAAACGTGTGATGTGTACGCCACCTGCTTGGGCTCAGGGTTTACCCCTTGGCGCAGAGGTGGCAATCATGTCGCGATATGGAAAGGGTTGATATGGAACTTTGGACAGCTATACCTGGATATGACGGGTTTTACGAAGTCAGCAACTACGGCAATGTTCGTTCGTTGACGCGATTTGTTCCGTATGGTAGGCACAAGGGCATGGTTTACACAGGTAGAGACTTAAAGCTGTTTGTGACTGGCGCGTATTTGAGCGTCAAGTTGGCCAAAGCTGGGGTCACCAAAACACGATATGTGCATGAGCTTGTGTTGTTGGCGTTTGATGGCCAGCGACCTGAGTCAAACGAGCGCGGGGAAATACGTCATTTAGATGGCGACAAAATGAACAATCATTTATCTAATTTGAAGTATGGGACAGTGAAAGAAAACATGGCTGACCGCAAGCTACACAAGCTGGGTCTAATCGCAAGCAAATAAAAAGCCCGCTGGCAGGCGGGCTTGTAAGGGAGCACTAACTTGGAATTTTTGGACTTTATCACAAAACTTGCCCCAACCGGCGAAACCGCACTTATTGTGCGTCAAAAACCACAACTAAAAGACGGCGCGATTCAACTTCACGCTGATGGTGCAGTCAAATGTACATGGCCAGCATACCTACCTAGCAAGGGCACTAAGGCGGGTCAAGCGTGGTACGGCAACACCGCGAGCTTTATCGTTGATCGTTTCGTTGATGGCCGCGTGTCAGCGTCAGCAGTCAATTGCGAGTACATCCTTGTGATGATGCTCGACGACATTGGCACCAAGTCCAAGACGCCCCCGCTTGAGCCCACGTGGATCATGGAAACCTCCGAGGGTTCATTCCAATGGGGCTACGCCTTCAGCGATCAGCCGACCAAGGCCGAGTTCAGCGCAGCCATCAAAGCCATTGCCGATGCAGGCTATACCGACCCTGGGGCTTGCAATCCTGTGCGCAACTTCCGATTGCCTGGCTCGGTTAACTTGAAACCCGACCGCAACCATTTTGAGTCCCGCTTAGTCGAGTTCCATCCTGAGCGTGAGTACAGCCTGCCCGACATCTGCACCGCGCTTGGTGTCACGCCAGTCGAGGCTGACTCGCTCACCCTGCGCCCCATCAGACTGTCCGACGATGGCGCTGATGACGTGATGGCGTGGTTGTCTGAGCAGGGTTTGCTGCTCTCCCGCCCCAACGGCGAGGGTTGGGCGGGTGTCATCTGCCCCAATGGCGCAGAGCACACCGACGGCAACCCCGAAGGCCGCTATATGCCTTCCAACCGCGCCTATTGTTGCCTGCACTCGCATTGCGTGGACTTTGATTCGCGGATGTTTCTGCAATGGGTTGCTGACAATGGTGGCCCCGCCCACACCCCAGGCTTGCGTGAGGAATTGCTCACTCAAGCGATGGACTTGGCGCTATCCAAGCTCACGCCCACGCCCGACTATCCTGACGAGGCTGCGCGGGTTGTCGCCGAGGTCGAGCGTAAAGAACTTGGGCGGGTTGAAAAGGCTGAGTGGTATGAGCGGTTTGCTTACATCCAAGACGATGACGCCTATTTTGATATGCAAGACCGCCGCGAGTTGGGTCGCAACACCTTTAATGCTCTTTTCAGGCATCTTGACTGCCGTTCAATCCATAACGCCAAGCGCAAAATTGAGGCGGCTACATCGTTTGATGAGAACCGCCAAGGCAAAGGTGCCAAGGCTTTGGCAGGTATCACTTACGCAGCAGGCGCGTCCATCTTGGTTGCGCGCGATGGTTTGGTCTACGGCAACCGGTGGCGCAACGCGCGCCCCACACCTGTGGCGGGTGATGTGTCTATGTGGCTTGAGCACGTTGAGCGCATGGTGCCCGAAGCTTTCGAGCGCGAGCATTTATTGAACGCCTTGGCGCACAAGGTGCAATTCCCCAACCATAAGATCAACCACGCCATCCTGATGGGCGGCAACCACGGCAGCGGCAAAGACACCCTTTTTGCCCCCTTCTTTTGGGCGATTGGCGGCGAGGCTAAGGCCAACTGCTCACTGGTCAAGAACGAAGACCTCAACTCCCAATGGGGTTACGCACTAGAGTGCGAAGTGATGGAAATCGCAGAGCTACGCCAAGCAGAGGCCAAAGACCGCCGAGCGTTGGAGAACACCCTCAAGCCCATCATTGCAGCGCCCCCTGAGCTTCTCATGGTCAACCGCAAGGGTTTGCACCCATATATGGCCTTAAACCGCGTCTTTGTGATCGCCTTCAGTAATGAGCGCGTGGCCATCTCGCTCCCATCAGAAGATCGCCGGTGGTTTGTCATTTGGTGCGCCGCTCCTAAACTGTCAGAAGCTCAGGCGGTGAGCTTGTGGAATTGGTATCAACACCGAGGCGGTTTTGCAGCCGTTGCCCATTACTTGCACACCCGCGATGTGTCCGATTGGAACCCATCAGCGCCGCCCCCAACAACCGAGGCCAAGCTCATCATGGTCGAGCACGGTATGAGCACCGCCGAGTCGTTCCTAGTCGATCAGATGACGCGGCGCGTTGGCGAATTCTCCAAGGGTGTCATTGGCGCGCCTTTTCACGCGGTTTGCGATCGTTTGCAGGGCTACGCACCTATGGGGGTCAAGATTGTCCAGGCGGCGCTCCTACACGCGCTCAAAGAGGCGAAATGGATTGATTGTGGGCGCATCAAGTCCCGCAACAACGACACCAAGAAACACATCTTTTGCGCCCCTGATCTTGCCAAAGCCACCAAATCAGAATTGCGCGACATGGTAGAGGCGTAAAAAAAGCCCGCACAAGGCGGGCTGTAAGGTTTGGCAACTGCTCAGAGACCAAGCAGCACGGCTAGTATAGCGGCAAGCAATGCCGCGATAATTATTGTCATGTCTTATACCTCATAGCCTCCGCTTTGCACCGCTCCACTTCGGCATCGGTCAACCCTTGCGCCCAATGTTCGGCCAAGTCCGCGCATTCTTGCGCCCTCTCAGCGTCAGGGGCAGTTA